CTGACCTCGGGATGGAGTCCATCGAGGAAGACCGGGCAGAGATTCGGCGTATCTACCGCACCGACGAGCTTCAGCTCAAAGACTCCCCAGCCATGACGGCAACGGAGGCACAGATCAGGTACGAGCTGATGAATCGGGTGCTCGGGAAGACGTTGACGTTCATCCAGAACGATCTGTTGGACCCCATCATCCTGGCTCTGATCTCAATGCGCATCCGGATGAAGGCCGGCAACCCGATGCCGAAGAAGGTGGCGGTGGCCGGCGGAGCCTTCACCATCGAGTATCTGGGGCCTCTCGCCCGCAGCCAGCGCACCGACGAGGTGGCAGCGATCGAGCGAGGCGCCACGTTCGTGGCCGGGCTCGCGCAGTTCTACCCGAAGGCCAGGGCTGCGTTCAATCCGATCAAGGCAATCAAGCACGTCTTCAATCGCCTGGGTGTGCCTGCTGAGATCATGCCCACCGACCAAGAGATGCAGGACGAGAGCGACCGCATCGATCAGATGGAGTCGAGGATGGCGGCGGCGGCTGCCGGCAAGGATGAGGCGTCAGCGGCGAAGGGTAACGCTGAAGCGGCTGCAAAGGGTAACGGGGCAGTGGCCGGCGGTGCGACCTATCCGGCTCTGCCTCCTGAGCCCCCGCTGTCTCTTACCGGAGCGCCCACGCGGCGCGGAGTGAGGTTGTCATGATGGATCAGAGATGGGAAGAGGCAAGAAGGAAGACGCTGGCGGTTGGACAGGGCGCGGCCCAGAGGATCTTCTCCTCTCCGGACGGCCAGGCGGTGCTCAAGCTGCTCTCGGACACCTTCGAGAACAACTTGGTGGCGGTGGACAAGAACGGCAAGGTGGACGAAGGAGCCGTGCTCATCAACGTGGGAGCGGCGCACGTGATCAACTTCCTCCGCGAGCTTGCGGAGCTGAAAGGGGACAGGGAATGACCAAGGACGAGATGGTGGCGGCGAAGATCCCGGAGGAGCTGCACGAGAACCCGATGCTGAAGGAGGTGAAGGATCTTCCGACGCTGGCGAAGGTGGCGGTGGACCTGAAGTCGTACCAGGGCAACAGCCTTCGGATCCCTGGCCCCGAGGCCAGCGACACCGACAAGAAGGAGTTCACCGAGAAGCTCAAGAAGGCGAACCCCAAGCTGATCGAGATGCCGGAAGACGCCAAGGAAGCGGAGCCGGTGGAGGAGCTGCTGTTCGGCCGGCTGGGGCGGCCCAAGGACAGCACCGGCTACCCGAGCCTGAAGGATCTGGGCGTGGAGCCCAAGCTGGACGAGCCGGGGCTTCGCGCGCAGGCGCATGAGTTGGGCCTGACGAAGAAGCAGTACGCGAAGATGGTGACGACCGTCGCGAAGGTGGCGGCGGATCAGGCACAGAAGGACTCCGATCTGGCGAAGGTCCTGAAGTCGGAGCTGGGCGAGGCGTTCGAAGAGCGGCTGAGCGCGGCGGCGGTGGCGGCGAAGAAGCTCGGGCGCTCCGACGACTTCGTGCAGCGGCTCAAGAACGGGGCGGTGAACGCGGAGGAAGCGAAGAGCTGGATCAACGTGGCGAAGAGCATGGGGGCAGAAGGGAACGAGATGGGCGGACAGGATGGCAGCGGGTCCGCGAAGATCACTCCGTCCGAAGCCCTGGACCGGATCGAGGAGCTGTACCGCAACCCGGCGCTCCACGACAAGAGCCATCCGAGACACGCGGAGCTGGTGACGAAGCTCCACGAATACACCGCTGCGTCTGAGCCATGAACATCGACAAGATGATCCAAGAGCTTGTCCGGGATGAGGGGATCCGGCTGAAGCCATACCGGGACACCGTGGGGAAGCTCACCATTGGCATCGGGCGCAACCTCGATGACGTTGGGATCATGACGTCAGAGGCGTACTATCTCTGCCAGAACGACATCACTTCGGTGGTGGACACGCTGAACCTGCAATTGCCCTGGTGGAAATCACTAGATGAGGTTCGGCAGCGGGTGATCGTGAACATGGTGTTCAACATGGGCATCGGCCGGTTCTTCACTTTCATCAACACCATCGATCTGATCAAGGAAGGGAAGTACACAGACGCAGCGGCGAACATGCTGCTGTCGAAGTGGGCTGGACAGGTGGGGCCGAGGGCCATCCGGCTTTCGGAAATGATGCGGATCGGAGGCAACGAATGAAGTGGATCCTGAAGAACTGGCGGACCTCCCTGGGCGGGCTCGCCGGCATCTTGGGCGGGCTCGGTACCGTGGGCATCGGCATCACGAAGCTGGTCGAGGGCGACTTCGAGGTTGGTGCTGGCTTCTGCATGGCCGGTTTCGCGGCGGTGGTGAAGGGCTGGGGCCTTCTCATGGCGAAGGACGCGAAGGTCACCGGGGGCGAAGTCCCCAACGCGGAGTCGTGACATGGACGAGAGCGAGCAGGTAGATGCGCTCCTGAAGAAGATCACAAGCTGGTGGGAGAGAACCATCTATCTGCTCGCTCTCGCGTGGTGGCGAGCCTATTTCGAGATGAGGGAGGCCCGGCATTACTCGTCTGATGAGGTGATCAATGTCGATCGTGCGAAGCGTCGTCGTAACAATCTCCGTCTCGCTTACTCTCGCCTGCGTTCCGAAGCCCGTGGTCATCCCGGACCGCAACTATCCGCACCCGCTGTCCAAGGACCAAGTGATCGAGGTGCTGCTGGAGACGGAGAAAGGGATGGTGAAGGCCAAGATGCAGTTTCGGGCGGGTGACTTCTGCGCAGATCGGGTGGTAGTGGAAGGAGGCGATGGTGGCTGACGAGCCAATCAAGCGGGCTCCGTGGCATTCGTTGGCTTCACTCTTCGGAGCGATGCTGCGGGGCGGACGCCCTGAAGACAAGAAGGTCCAGAAAGGTGCGGTGACGCTGACAGGGGCCGGTCTTCTGATCTACGCAGCCGTCGAGCTGTGGGGGATTGTGAAGATCGTGCTGATCCGGGAAGTAGAGAAGACGAGCTTCACCTTCGGAGACTTCACGCAGTGGATTCTGGTGGGGTTGCTGGTGCTGCTGGTAGGGTCAATCGTCGGGTTGGTGCGTTCCGCAGATCTCGACAGCATCAGGAAAGAGCAAACAGATCAGCAGCGGTTCATCGGCAAATCGATCGAAGACCTTGGATCGAGGCTGGAGGCTATGCTGAGCAAGATCCTGCTAGACCATGAAACAAGCGACTATCACAAGCGATGAACCAGAACCTTGACTTTTTCAGTGGAATCTGTAACGTCCTTTGCTGAACATCTGCGGGGCCCCGGAGTACCGTAAGGCCCGAAGCCCCGCGGCCCACATAGCGGCGAGCCCAGGAGCCTGGACTACTCGCGCGGCCGGTGGTGATCACTCCCACAGCCCGTGAGAACGGGCGAAGAAAGAGGCTCCCGATGGCAGTCACAATCGACAAGGCAGCGATCAAGACCTTCGAGAACAACGTCCGGCACACCGCGCAGCAGATGGAGACGGCGCTGCGGCGCTGGTGTCAGGAGAAGAGCGGTCCGACCGCTTCGCACAGCTTCAAGATCACCGGCACTCGCGCGCTCTCGGTGGGGGCAAAGCCCCGCCGGCAGGCCACGCCGGTCAACGATCAGGTGTGGTCGAACCGGGTGGCGATCCCCGCCAGCTACGATGACGGCGAGACCATCGACAGCGAAGACGCGGCGCAGATGATCATCGACCCCACCAGCACGGTGGTGCGCTCGATGGGCTACGCCGTCAAGCGCAAGTACGATGACCTGATCATCAACGCCACCACGGCCAACGCGCTGGACGAGGCAGCGGCGGCGAACGCCTTCCCGGTCGGGCAGTTCTACGACGGGTCGGCTGCCTACGCCGATGAGATCACGGTGAAGGCGATCACCGCCATCGGCAACAAGTTCATGACGAACGAGGTCCCCTTCGAGGTCGAGAAGTGCATGGTGATCGGCCCCAATCAGGTGGAGAAGCTCCTCCACGAAGCCAAGATCGGCTCGTTCGACTACAACAGCGTGAAGCCGCTCTCGGAGGGGAAGATCGCCCGGTTCGCCGGGTTCACCTTCATCCCATCCACCCGGCTTCTTCGTCCGCTGGCCGATCAGATCCAGGTGATCGCCATGACGCGAGAGGCGCTCGGCCTCCTCGTCACCGAGGATCTCTTCACCCGAGTCGGTGAGGATCCGTCCCTGTCGTTCGCTACCCGGGCCTACGTGAAGATCAGCGCGGGTGCGGTGCGGGTGCAGGACGAGCAGATCGTGGTGTTCCGGTGCAAGGACACCGTGACGATCGCGTAAGCGATTCGATCGGTTAGGTGGGGGCGCTCGGCCCTGTCCCCGAGCGCCCCTGCCACTTCGGACAGGAAAGGCGGATCGATGGCAAACGGACTGAAGAGAGTGGGACTTCGGAGCGATGACGTGAACAAGCTGGTGCGGGAGTACCAGAGCAATCGCAACGAAGGGCTCGGGCCGGACGAGGCATGGGCGAACGCCAAGCGGCTGGCCGGCGACGTGGACGACGGGGTGCTGGACGCTTGGCGCCCCGAGGTCGAGAAGCAGTCGGAAGCAGGCACGGTGGCTGCTCCGCTGGTCGCCACGGATCTCGCCACCCGGGCGAATCAGATGGAGGCCGAGAACCTGGCACTGAAGAAGAAGCTGGCGGACTTCGGGGCGCGCTCCGAAGCTCTGGAGAAGGAGATCAGGCGCGAGTTCCAGGCGCAGATCGATCAGGCCCGGGCCGACTACGAGAAGCTGAAGGACGAGCACGAAGAGATGATTCTCGGTAGCGCAACCACCCCCAAGAAGCCGCACAAGTGAGGTGATCCAATGAGGAAGATCGCAGTACTGATCGCAGCTCTCTGCGCCCTGCCCGTCCTGGCGGACAGCGGGGCGTATTCGTATTACACCTACACCAACACGGCCACGTCCGGCAACGCGCTCACCTCGGAGGTGGTGGACGCTCGGGATCTGGAGAACCTGACCATCGTGGGGCAGGTGGCGACCGCCGATCGAGCGATCACGGTCAACTGCCTGGCGAACGACGGAGCCACCGTGCTCTTCGCCTACCCCGCCATCACGGCGGCGTTCGCGACGGCACCGAAGAAGGTGATCCAGATCCGGCCGGACGGCAACGTTCCAGGCACGCCTCCGACGAACACGACGGTGTGGAACACCACGCTCTGCCCGAAGATGAACGTGGTCATGGCGAGCGCCGCCGGCACGGCGCAGCTCGACATCATGGGTCGGCGACAGCAGGTGAACGCGAACGTGCAGGTGTCGAGTTACGAGAGCGGTTCGGTGATCGCCGGGGCGGCTCTAGCCTCTGGGACCATCGACACTCGCCGCGTGGAGTCCATGGTGATCTTGGTGGAAGCCACCACCACCAACCGGGCTCTCGTCATCTCCTGCACCAATTCGGCGGGCACCAGCCTGTTCGACTTCGCCAGCTTCACCGTGACCGCAGCCAACAAGTACCTGCATCAGATCAGACCGGACAGCCCGACTCCGGGCTCCGAACCGACCAACGTGACGCACTATCCGTTGGAGCTGTGCCGCTACATGAAGGCGACGGTCGCGGCGGCAGGAGCGGCGAGCGCGAAGCTGGCGGTGTACACCCGCAACTGAGTGGAGAGATCCATGGACTCCGTGGCGATCTGCAACATGGCGCTGGGCGCTCTGGGCCAACACAAGCTCACCTCGTTGGAGGATGAAAGCACGGCGGCAGAGCTTTGCAGCACGTTCTTCGATCCGGCGGTGGACTACTGCCTGGAACAGAAGGCGTGGCTCTTCGCCACGGAGTTCGTGGATCTCGGAGCACCTATTCCGACCCCTGATCCTGACTATCCCAAGAAGTTTTTGGTGCCCGCAACCATCGTGGCGGTTCACATCGTTGACGACGGGAGTGGAGAGTTCTCCCTGACGTGGGAGCAGAGGGGGAACTACGTCTTCACGGACTCCGATGTTCTCTTCGCCAAGGTGACGAAGCGGGTGGAGTCAGCCTTGTGGACCCCAACCTTCTGCTGGGCAGTGGCCTACAAGATCGCGGAGACAATCGCGGTGCCGCTGACAGAGAGCCTGGCGGCAGAAGCCCGGATGGAGAAGCGGTATGACAAGGAGATGGCGAAGGCCACGACGCTCGACGGGCTGCGGGCCTCTCCGCAGCGCAGGCAGTTGATCACCAGTGCAATCATGTCGAACGGGAGCAAGCTCTCTGCCCAGAGGTGATCCGTGGCCGCCATCCAGACCGCTTTCAACGCAGGTGAGTTGTCAGAGCGGCTGCGAGGCCGGCTCGACTCGGAGCTGTTCAA